CGTGGGACTTGACACGATATATCTGAAAGAGGCATTGGAAGATACCGAAAGAAGAACGAGGATTAAAAAAGCGAAATAATAGCCGGTGTTTCATGTGAATAAATAACAATTATGGAAAAGAAGCTCACAGACGGGCTTCTTTTTTTGTGCAGAGGCGGGAGGATTGTGTTGGATGGAAAGAATAAGCCCGTGAAGGGATACAATAAGGCTTTGGCGGACAGGGCGGTTCTTTTTATTAACAGCCTTAAGCATACAAAGGGAGTATGGTATGGTAAAAACTTTGAGCTTTTGCCCTGGCAGGAAAGGATTATACGGGACATATTCGGCACGGTTAAAACAAACGGATACAGGCAATACAATACGGCGTACATAGAAGTTCCCAAGAAAATGGGAAAGAGCGAACTTGCGGCCGCGGTGGCGTTGTACCTTACATGCGCCGATGGGGAGATGGGAGCAGAGGTTTACGGCTGCGCCGCGGACAGGCAGCAGGCGAGCATAGTGTTTGACGTCGCGGTGCAAATGGTTGAGCAGTCGCCGAGTTTGAAGAAATATATAAAGCCGGTATTGTCCCAAAAGAGGTTGGTATTTCCGCCGCTTAACAGCTTTTATCAGGTGCTCTCGGCCGAAAGTTATACGAAACATGGATTGAATGTTCACGGCGTAATCTTCGACGAGCTTCACGCCCAGCCCGACAGGAAACTGTTCGACGTAATGCTTCACGGCTCCGGCGACGCGAGAAAACAGCCGTTATTCTTCCTTATCACCACAGCGGGAACGGACAGAAACAGCATATGCTGGGAGGTGCACCGGAAAGCGGAAGATGTTTTAAAAGGAAGGAAAAAAGATAAGACATTTTATCCCGTTATATACGGCCTTGGCGAGGACGAGGATTGGACGGACGAGAGGAATTGGTACAAGGTTAACCCAAGCTTGGGAGTAACGGTTGACATAGATAAGCTGAAAAACGCGTTTATGAAGGCTAAGGAAAACCCGGCGGAAGAAAACCTGTTCAGGCAATTGAGATTAAACCAATGGGTGAAATAGTCGGTGCGCTGGATGCCGATGGATAAATGGGACAAATGCGCATTCCCTGTCGATGAGGAAAAGCTTAAAGGCAGGGTATGCTATGGCGGGCTTGACCTTTCAAGCAGCACGGATATTACCGCTTTTGTGCTGGTGTTCCCGCCGAATGACGAAGACGATAAATATTACGTGCTGCCATATTTTTGGATACCGGAAGAGACTTTGGATCTGCGAGTAAGGCGAGACCATGTGCCTTATGATATATGGCAGGCTAAGGGCAGCATAATGACGACGGAGGGTAATGTTATACATTATGGGTTTATTGAGAATTTCATAGACAGTTTAAATACAAAGTTCAACATAAAGGAAATAGCGTTCGACAGGTGGGGAGCCGTGCAGATGACACAGAACCTTGAGGGCATGGGATTTACTGTTGTGCCTTTCGGACAAGGATACAAGGACATGAGCCCGCCCACTAAAGAGCTTATGAAACTCGTGCTGGAGCAAAAGATAGCCCACGGCGGTAACGAGCCACTTCGTTGGATGATGGATAACATATATATAAAGACGGATCCAGCGGGAAATATCAAGCCGGATAAAGAGAAATCAACGGAGAGGATAGACGGTGCGGTTGCTCTCATAATGGTGCTTGACAGGGCGCTTAGAAATCAAAACGCCGAAAGTGTGTATAACAGCAGAGGAATATTGATTATTTAAAACTTATGCAAGGAGGAATATGGGACTATTCAGAAGAAGCAGGGACGCGCCCGATAAAAGAAGTTATCATGACTTTGTAAAAGGCATGGATTTGGATGGATATTACAGCGGAAGCGGCGTAGCAGTCGATGAGCTTAAAGCGATGCAAACGAGCGCGGTATACGCCTGCGTGAGGGTTATAGCGGAAACGGTGGCAAGCCTTCCGCTTTTTTTATACCGAAAAGATAGGGAAAGCAAGATAAAAGCCTATCAGCACCCGTTATATGAAGTACTGCACGATCTGCCCAATTACGAAACAACAAGTTTTTGTTTCAGGGAGGCCATGATGGCCTCTTTACTTTTATACGGCAACGCCTACGCCAAAATCGTAAGAGACAAGAACGGTCATGTGGTTGAGCTGTGGTATTTAAAGCCAAATCTGATGAAGGTAGAAAGGGATAAAGAAACGAGAAGGCTCAAATACACATACAGCGACGACAACGAAAATAAGACATACGTGTTTGCCTCCGAGCAAATATTCCATATCCCGGGGCTTAGCTTTAACGGTATTAACGGACTCTCTCCGATCGAGCAGGCGAGAGAAGCAATAGGGCTTGCGTTAGCGACCGAGGAGTTCGGTGCGAAGTTTTTCTCAAACGGGGCAAGACCGGGAGGAGTGCTTGAGCACCCGGGGGTTGTAAAGGATCCAGAGAGAATAAGGGAAAGCTGGAACAAAGTATATCAGGGAACGAGAAACAGCCATAAAATTGCAGTACTCGAGGAGGGGATGAAATATCACGAAATTGGGATTCCTCCCGAGCAGGCGCAGTTTTTGCAGACGAGAAAATACCAGCTTAACGAGATATGCAGGATATTTCGCGTTCCGCCGCATCTGGTAGGAGACCTTGAAAGATCGACGTTCTCTAATATAGAACATCAAAGCATAGACTTTGTGACCCATACCATAAGGCCTTGGCTTGTCAGATGGGAGCAGGCGATATATAAGAGCCTGCTCAATGAGCAGGAAAGAAGGCTTTACTACGCCAAATTCAATGTCGACGGGCTTTTGAGGGGTGATTTTGCTACGAGAATGCAAGGCTACGCAACGGCAAGGCAAAACGGCTGGATGAGCATCAACGACATAAGGTCGCTCGAGGATATGAATCCCATACCTTCCGAGCAAGGTGGCGACGATTATCTTGTCAACGGCAATATGGTAAAGGCGAATCTGCAAAAGGAGGTAAAAGATTGAACAAGAGCAAATCAAATATGGAAGTCCGCACTCTTCCTCTTGAGGAGCTGCGGATTAAGAATTTAGAGGAAAAAAGATATATCGAGGGCCACGCCGCCGTTTTTGACAGCTGGAGCGAAACGCTTGGCGGAATATTCCCATTTAAAGAAAAGGTAAGGAAAGGCGCGTTTTCTCAAACTATCGAAAAGGACGACATAAGGGCGCTGTTTAATCACGATCCCAATTATGTGCTTGGGAGAAACAAGGCTGGCACGCTTGAGCTTAAAGAGGACGAGACAGGACTTTACGTCAGGATAATCCCACCGGACACTCAAGCCGCCAGAGACCTCATAACTTCCATAGAGCGCGGCGACATCAACCAGATGTCGTTCGGATTTACGGTGGAGGAAGAAAAATGGGACACTGTCGAGGGGATTGACGTGAGAGAACTTAGAAAAGTAAAGCTGTTCGACGTGTCGCCGGTCACTTTCCCGGCTTATCCCTCGACCGATGTGGGCGTCAGGGCAATGGAGAGCTACGAGAATTACAGAGCTGAGCTAAGAAGCAAAGAGGAAAGGGAAAACAAGGCGGCGGAAAAGGCAGCCGCAAAGAGAAAAATCAACAACTTAAAAACAAAATGGAGGTATTTATGAACATAAAAAATCTGATGGAGATGAAGGCCAAGCGCGAGGACGCAAGGCTTAAGGCGGTGGCGCTGCTTGATAAGGCGGAAGCTGAGGAAAGATTTTTAACCGAAGATGAGAAAAAAGAACTTGACGGCTACGAGTCTGAGATTCGCTCGTGGGACGAGAGTATTTCAAGGGCGGAAAAAATACTGTCTTTTGAGCCTCAAGTTGAGGCAAGAGGTCATAACGATATTCCTATGCCCAGTCCGGAAAAAGAAGAGCGCAAGTTTAAAACTTTCGGCGAGCAGATGATGGCGGTATATAGGGCAGTATGTCCCGGAGGAAGCGTAGACAGCAGGCTTTCCACGAGGGCGGCCTCGGGATTGAATGAAAGCAATCCCACCGACGGAGGCTTTCTCGTACAGACCGATTTCGTTAAAGACCTGCTCAAGAGAACGTATGAGACAGGAATACTCGCCAGCAAGGTAAGAAAGATTCCCATATCGTCCAACTCAAACGGCTTGAAGATAAAAGCTGTTGACGAGGATTCGAGGGCAAACGGCTCGAGATGGGGCGGCGTGCAATGCTATTTCGAGAACGAAGCGGATCAGATAGCTGCCAGCAAACCCAAGTTCAGGACAATGGACTTGAGCCTGAAAAAGCTTACGGGGCTATGCTACGCCACCGACGAACTGCTTCAGGACGCATCGGCTCTCGAGAACGTATTGAGAGAGGCGTTTGCCGAAGAGTTCGGGTTTAAAATCGATGAGGCCATACTAAACGGAACTGGCGCGGGAGAACCATTGGGAATACTCAACAGCGGGGCGCTTGTCACGGTGGCAAAAGAGACCAATCAGTCTGATAAGATAAAGGTCGAAAATCTGTTCAAGATGTGGAACAGACTGTGGGCAAGGTCGAGGGCGAACGCGTTCTGGTACATCAACCAAGAGCTAGAGCCTTATCTGTACACGCTTACCATAGGAGACAAGCCTGCGTACATTCCGGCCGGCGGATTGTCCGAGAAACCTTACGCCACGCTTTTCGGAAGGCCCGTTATACCTTTGGAGCAATGCGGCGCGGCAGGCGAGGCGGGCGACATAATACTCGCCGATATGAGCCAATACCTGCTGATTGACAAGGGCGGTATAAACCAAGCAAGCTCGATACACGTCAGATTTCTCTACGATGAGCAGGTGTTCAGGTTTATCTACAGGGTTGACGGCCAACCGATATGGAACAAGCCTTTGAGCCCGTACAAAGGCAGCGCAACGGTGAGCCCGTTTGTGACGCTCGCCAAGAGAAACGCTTAAGAGGAGAGCGCGCCTATGACTCAGAACACAATATCTAAAATTCAGATATTAGCCGAACCGGGGACAATATTCGGCTCTGCGATAACCTCAGGATACATCGAACTTTCTAATTACAAATATATAGACTTTGTAATTTCAAGCGGCGAGGGAACGGAAGCGAATGTCACCGTTACCGTAAAGGCAAAAGCGGGAGCTGCGGGCACCGCCTCGACAATACCTTTTCAACAGAACAACGGCAAAGGAACGGCGTTTACTGCCGTACCATCTACGGGAGCGACGCTTACTATTGGCGGAGAAGAGGGCGAATGCGGATATGCGATATACAGGGTAAATGCGGATATGCTGTCACATTACGGTTTCGACAGGGTAAATATAAATGTTACGGCGGCAGCAAACTCGACAGTGCCGGGATGTATAACCGCCGTATTATACGAGCCCAGATATTCGGATTAAACATGGTTACGTTACAGGACGCAAAGTTGTACATGAGAATAGACGGTGATGAGGAAGATACCCTCATCACCTCTCTCATTTATACGGCGCAAAGCATAGTGGAAGATGTCTTGAGAAGGCCTTTAACTGATTTTGAAACCATTCCAGAAACTGTAAAACAGGCAATGCTGCTTACAGTTTCGACACTATACGAATACAGACAGATTTCAAAGGAAAGAGAAAGCTTTGATATGGAACTGCTTCACAGGATAATCTTGCGAATGGTCGGCTCATACAGATTGGAGAAGTGGTAGGTATGAATATAGGTCGGCTGAGGCATAGGGTGACCATATTAAGGAAAACAAGCGAACGGGATGGTTTTGGATCGGAAATTGTTACCTGGCAGCCTCTAAAACAATGTTGGGCTGAGATTATAACTGAGCCGGGCAGAGAATATATGAGCGCCGATCAGGTAAAAGCTGAAACGGAAATTGAGGTGACGTTAAGATATACTCCGGATATTACGGTGAAGGACAGAGTGGAATATGCCGGTAAAACCTATGATATCGTATCGGCAACCGACAAGGACTTTAAGCATAGACAAACTGTTCTGACTTGTAAGGAGATTGATTGATGGCAAAGACATATTCGGCAAGGCAAAAGAGGGTAAAGATTAAAATCGAAGGGGCGGATAAGATCGTAAAGGCTTTAAAGGATATGGATGAGGAAGCTTCGGATGTGCTTTCCGCTGCGGCAAAGGCGGGCGGTGAGATTGCTTTAAGAGATGCCGTGCAGAACTGTCCGGTGGATACGGGAGCTTTAAGAGACAGCATAACAATGGTAATCAACAAGGTTTCCGAAAAGCGGGCGGACGTTAAGATAGACTTTGATAAGAAACTAAAATACGGGGTGTTTGTCGAACTCGGGACAAACGGCAGAGAACCCAAACCTTTCCTTAGAAACGCCGTGGATAACAATCAAAACAGCATTAACAAGGCAATAGTAGAATCAGTATCAAAGAGCGTGGGAAAAAGGATGTGAGATTGGATGGATATACTTGAGAGCATATACAAGTACTTGTCTTCCGACAGCGAGGTAAAGGCGATTGTGGGAGATAAAATCTATCCCGAGATAATACCTCAAGGCGTATCATTGCCCGCGATAGTCTATGCTCCCACAAGCTGCTATTATGACAGCGCGCTGCAAAAGGATACGGGTTTCTCAAGGCTTAGAATTCAATTCACCTGTTATGACAATACCTTTGGTAAGGCGAGAAGACTGGGAAGGGCTGTAAAGAGAGTTTTTCAGAATTTTAAGGGCAACATGTTCGGAAACGAGATACAGGCCGTGTTTATACGGTCTGATTTTATGTCGCTGAGTAATCTAAAACTAAACTATGATGTCGAGAAATTCGCGTCAATACTTGAAATTGAATTTCAATACATGGAGGAGTAAATGGCAATAGCAGGTAAGAAGGGAAAAGTTGCAATAGGTACGGACGATCCGGTGACCGTTGTAGGCATCAAGAATTGGTCTTTAGAGTTAAGCACAGATACGCTTGAAACTACGGCATTGGG